AACTGTTCTGCATTTATCCAAACACCAGATATGATGGAATGTATCATTAGCGGTATTGAAGGTGATGAGTCAGAAGGTGAGTCATACGCAAGTGAAGTTATAGATAGTGCTGAACTAGGTTACTGTGAACTATTTGACTTTAAATGTGCAGCAGACAGAACTTGCTCTGCATGGTTAGTAGGTGGCTCTATCAAGACCGAGATGACTAAAGCTCAAAAGAATATGTTAAAGATGGCTAAATTCCAATATGGGAACAAAGAAAATGAAAACAACACAGAAGAAGACTAAAACAGGTGGCAAAGGCAAAGGTAAAAAATGCTAATCTTGGAATTATTATTATTGGCATCCTCGCTGATATAATCCTTATTATTAACGCTTGGCATCATTGGTAATATTAACTAAAGGTAATGACCCAGTAATGGAGTTACAATCATGGAAGAAACAAATAACAAAGTCGGTGCTCCGCTAGGAAACAAAAACTCTAGTAAATCCAATAGGTTATGGGCGGAAACAATTAGACGAGCAGTCGTTCAAGATGATGCTCAACGATTAAGACAAATAGCAGAGGCATTACTCACTAAAGCATCTGAAGGTGATATGGCTGCTATTAAAGAATTAGGCGACAGATTAGACGGTAAGGCATTACAAGAGAATAAACTTACTGGTGATGATGACCAACCATTATCAATTAAGATTGTGACTGGCATTGAGTGATGTTATAGATACTGGGTACAGACCCAGAGAGCCACAGAAACTTATTCATAGTGCAGTAAAGAACCATAGATTTACTGTAGTGGTTGCACATAGACGTATGGGTAAGACTGTATCGGCTATCAATCAGTTAGTGCATAGTGCTTTAACTTGCGATAAACCTAATCCTAGATTTAGTTACATAGCACCAACGTATTCACAATGTAAGCGTATAGCTTGGGATTACTTATTGAACTATACAAGACCACTAGGTGCGGTGGCAAATATCGCTGAATTGCGTGTAGATTTCATGGGCAGACGTATATCTTTATACGGTGCTGATAACCCAGACTCATTACGAGGTATTTACCTAGATGGTGTAGTTCTGGATGAGATTGGTGACATGAACCCAGCTATCTTCTCTGAAGTGGTTAGACCTGCTTTAGCGGATAGATTAGGTTGGGCTATGTTCATAGGTACACCTAAAGGCAATAACCATTTTAAAGACTTACGAGATAGAGCAGATAAGTCAGATGATGGTTGGAAACTATTAGAATTTAAAGCTAGTGAAACTGGTCTTATAGACCCACAAGAGCTTGCTTCAGCTAAAGCTGAAATGGGAGAAGATAAATATGCCCAAGAATTTGAAACATCCTTTAATGCTGCTATTGAAGGTAGCTATTATGGCAAGATTATCAATGACCTTGAAGCGGATAATCGTGTTACGACAATCCCTAGAGAAGAATTAAGCAAAACTTTTTGTGCATGGGACTTGGGTATATCTGACTCCACAGCGATTTGGGTAGCACAAGTTGTAGGTAAAGAGATAAGACTTGTAGACTTTTACGAGAACCATTCAGAAGGACTAGATACTTATGTCAGTTGGTTGCGAGATAATGGATGGGATAATGCTGTGCAGCTTCTTCCTCATGATGTAGAGGTAAGAGAATTAGGCACAGGTAAATCTCGTAAGGAAATGCTTGAAGAAGCAGGACTAGAAATTACAGTAGTAAAGAAACTCCCAGTAGCAGATGGAATACAGTCAGTTAGACGTATGTTACCTCGTTGCTGGTTTGATAAGAATGTTAAACAGGGTCTGGATGCACTACGCAACTACAGACGAAACTATGACGAGAAAAGAAATGTATTCTTTGACTCGCCATTACATGACTGGTGTTCTCATGCAGCAGACGCATTTCGCTATTTAGCGGTAGGTTTAGATGAGTCTGGTTCTGATTGGGGACAACCGTTAAACGTAAATAACTCATGGATAGTATAAATGGCAAAAGCAAATTATAAACAAGGTGGTTATTTGATGGATGAGAATAAACTCAAAGCCATCATTGACTCTGAAATCTGGTCATCATTAGGTTACATTCAATCAGAAACAACAGGTGAAAGACAAAAGGCTTTAGAGTATTACCTCCGTAGACCATACGGTAATGAAGTTGAGGGTAAATCTCAAATCGTTACTGGTGAAGTTGCTGAAGCTGTAGACGGTGCATTACCACAACTTATTCGTGTATTTACTTCTAGCGATAGCGTAGTTGAATTTACTCCAGAACACGCAGGTGACCAAGAGTTAGCTGACGCTGCTACTACTTATGTAAACCATGTATTCTATAAAGACAATGATGGTTTTGAAATCCTACATAACTGGTTCAAAGATGCTTTACTAGAGAAGAATGGTGTAGTTAAAGTATATTGGGATGATGAAACAAACATCACCAAAGAAGAATATAAAGGTCTAACAGATGATGAGTTTGCTCTTATCATGCAAGACCAAGAAGTTGACATTGTGTCACATGAAGAAGTTATCCAACAAGAAACTAACATTGACCCTATTACTGGTCAAACTGTTATGCACAATGTTGTTAACCACAATGTTAAGGTTCGTAAGACAGTTCGTAACGGTACAGTTCGTGTAGAGAACATTCCACCAGAAGAGTTTATTATCTCTAAACGTGCAAGAAACATCCAAGAAACACCTTTCTGTGCTCACCGTAAGATGTTGACTCGTTCAGAGTTAATTGCTATGGGTTTTGACCCTAATATCGTTGAAGGCTTAACAACTGCTGACGCATTAGAATATAGCCCAGAAAGAATTGCTCGTTATACTCGTGGTGAACAACCAACAGATATGATGTCACAAGACCATTCTATGCAATTGGTAGAGGTTTATGAGTGCTATATCAAGGTTGACTATAATGATGACGGTGTAGCTGAATTAAGACGTATTTTCTATGCTTCTAATGAGATTTTAAGTGATGAGGATTGTGACTATATTCCATTCCATTCACTATGCCCATTACCAATTCCACATAAATTCTTTGGTAATTCATTAGCGGATAGAACTATGGACTTGCAATTAATCAAGTCTACAGTAACAAGACAAATCCTTGACAACTTATACTTAACTAACAATGCTCGTGTTGTAGCGGTAGAAGGTCAAGTAAACTATGATGACTTACTTACATCTACAGCAGGTGGTGTAATTCGTGCTAAAAACATTAACGCTGTTCAACAACTTAATGTAGCTAATAGTGCTGGTCAAGCGTTCCCTATGCTTGAATACCTAGACCAAGTACAAGCTAAACGTACAGGTGTTAGTGATGCACAACAAGGTTTAAGCCCAGATATTCTACAAAATGCTACTGCAACTGCTGTGGCTACAATGTCTAATGCAGCTAATGCTAAATTAGAGTTGATTGCTCGTATATTTGCTGAAACTGGTGTGAAATCATTATTCCAATCTATCTTCAGATTGCTATGTAAATACCAAGTTCAATCAAGAACTCTTATGATTAACCGCAAGGAAGTAACATTTAATCCTCGTGAATGGTCAGAACAATATTCTATTAGCATTAATGTAGGTTTAGGTACAGGCTCAAGAGGCGAACAACTAGCTACAATGCAAATGATTTTGGGCAAGCAAGAACAAATCTTACAAGGATACGGACTTAATAATCCTCTTGTAACTCTAAAACAATACAGAGATACGCTTGCCAAATTCATCCACATGGCTGGCTTTAAAGATGCTTCTACATTCTTGAATGACATTACAACAGAGCAAGCACAAATGTTAGCTCAACAAGACCAACCTAAAGTTGACCCAAGTGTTCAAGCTGCTCAAGAGATTGCTCAAGTTGAACGTGAGAAAGCACAACTTAAATCTCAAACAGAGATGGCTAAATTAGAATTAGAACGTCAACAAATGGAATTAGACAATGCTCGTAAGCAATTAGAGTTACAAATGCAAGAGTTCAAAATTCAAGCAGATGCAGCAAATGCTTCAGAAAAAGCTAAATCAGAGTCTATGAAGTCTGTAATGGCATCACTAAAAGATATTAAAGATTTACAAATACCTAACTTTTAATGAATACACAAAACATTAAAAACATTGTTAACGATAGTGACTTTAAGTTAGTTATGCAAGGCATGATTGATGGTCATATCCAAACTATTATCAACTCTAATGACTCTGAAAAGGAAGTTAGAGAACAAGCCTATCATAAGATAGCAGCGATAAAAGAATTAATCGGCAGTCTTGAAGCAATTGTAGCTAATGAAACAATTGAAGAGAACCGATTTAAAATATTGTAGACATTTCTACATTTGGTAACCTCCCATAGAGGACAATAGGAAATTTAAATGAGTGAAAATACCATGACTCCAGAAAATTCTGGAAGTGGCACGCTTACAGTAAGTCAAGCAGCCAATGCGTTTGAAGGTTTAATGGACAGTCCAGCTAATTCTACGGAGCAACTAGCGGCTGAACAAGAGGCACAAGAACAAGCACAGGCTCAAGAAGCAGAGCCACAACAA